AATCAATAGCGTCGAAAGGCGCTATTTTTTTGGTTAAATACTTTCATGAGCAAAAGTTTAGACGGTGTTCTCACCAAAAAAGCAAACACACGAGAAACTTATACAGAAGACCAAATTAATGATCTTGCAAAGTGTATGGATCAAAACTCTGGCTATCTTCATTTTGCTACTAACCACGGATTTATACAGCATCCTGTACAAGGTAAAATACAATTCAATCCTTTCACCTATCAGACACGTCTTTTAGATAGCTATCACAATCATAGATTTAACATCAACATGTTGCCAAGACAAACAGGTAAAACAACATGTGCAGCAATTTACCTACTATGGTATGCAATGTTTAACCCCGATCAGACTGTGCTTATTGCCGCACACAAATATACAGGGGCACAAGAAATAATGCAACGTATAAGATATGCTTATGAACTATGTCCTGATTACATCCGAGCAGGAGTAACTAGTTACAACAAAGGTAGTATAGAATTCGAAAATGGATCGCGAATTGTAAGTCAAACAACAACAGATAATACAGGAAGAGGTATGAGTATCTCTTTACTATACTGTGACGAGTTTGCATTTGTAAGCCCTAATATTGCCGAAGAGTTTTGGACTTCTATATCACCTACACTGGCAACAGGTGGTCGTGCAATTATTACTAGCACACCTAACTCAGACGAAGATACATTTGCTACAATATGGAAACAAGCAGAGCAAAAATTTGACGAACACGGCAATGAACAAGACGTTGGTGTAAATGGTTTTCATTCATTTACTTGCCATTGGAGTGAGCATCCTGACAGAGATGAAGACTGGAAAGCACAAGAATTAGGACGCATAGGTGAAGAAAAGTTTAGACGAGAATATGAATGTGAATTTTTGATTTTTGACGAAACATTAATAAGCAGTTTATTTCTTGCACAAATGGAGTCAAAAAATCCTACTATGAACATGGGTCAAACTAGATGGTATGATAAGATATACAAAAATAAGACATATGTAATTGGATTGGATCCTAGTATGGGTACAGGTGGTGATTACGCAGCCATACAAATTTTTACTGTGCCAGAATACAAACAAATAGGAGAGTGGCGACACAACACTACTAGCATACCAGGCCAAATAAGGATACTAAAAGATATATGTGAGTATATTGCAGAGAAATCTGGAGCAAATAATATATATTGGAGCGTAGAAAATAACAGCATCGGAGAAGCGGCACTTATAGTAATCAACGATTATGGAGAAGAAAACATTCCTGGATTATTTGTCAGTGAACCCATACGCAAAGGCCATGTAAGAAAGTTTAGAAAAGGTTTTAATACAACACACGGAACTAAAATTTCTGCGTGTTCAAAGTTAAAAACAATGATAGAAAATAGTAAAATGCAAATCAGTAGCGGTGCCCTTATAAGCGAGTTGAAAGGATTTGTTGCTACAGGTAGTAGCTTTAAAGCTAAATCAGGTGAAACTGATGATTTAATCTCGGCACTATTACTTGTGATAAGAATAATGAATGTATTAAAAGATTGGGATCCTAGAGTGTACAATACATTTAAAAGTATGGAAAGCGAAGAAGACTATGAACCGCCAATGCCTATCTTCATTAATACTAATTATTGATAAATATTAACATGAAGAACCTAGAATTAATTGGCGAAGAACTGTTTAACAAAGTAAGGGGACGCTTTCCTAGTGTTACAATAGGTAACCAAGAAGGTGTAGTTACCAATGTACCCTCTGAAGCAAGATTTTATGATTTTGACTTCAAAGAAGGCCCTAATGTATTAGGAAGAGTAAGCATATCATTAGATGAAAAGTCATTAAGTGTTATGTATAGCAATAATATTATTGAGAATCAAGATGCTTTTACAAAAAAGAAATGGTACGATTTTTTAAAAGAATTAAGATACTTTGCCAAGAAAAGGTTGTTAAATTTTGATACTAGAGATATAAACAAATCAAATTTGAATAGAAGAGATTACAAATTTTTGTCTAATCAGACCCCCGGAGATAATACAATGAGCGAATCAAAAATGTACGGAACATCAAAGACAAGCTATCAGGATATAGGAAATGCAAGATTAGCTATTAAGCATAATGCTCCTATAAATCAAGAACTTGCCAGCGGACGCACACAACATATAGAAGCAATTTATATAGAAAGTTCAGAAGGCGAAAGATTTAAATATCCTTACAAACACCTTAACGGTGCAAGAGCTATGGCAAGACATGTAAGCGAAGGGGGAAACGCATACGATGATTTTGGCAAGCATGTTACAGGACTTTCTGAAGAGTTATCAAAATTAAGAAAATTTAAAAATTATATGAGCAGATCAAACGTTATGGCAGAAGGACTTTCTGACTATATGGATATAGTGATCGAAAGAATACAAACAGTAAAGAAAACGCTAGAACAATATCAACGAGTTGGTAGCTATGGAGAAGCAGTTGAAAATTTCAAAACCACAGTGCTAGAAGATGTGCCAACTGATGTTGCTGAAAACTGGATTGATCAACTTACAATCCGTCAATTCAATGAAGAACTTAAAGATGTATTTCCTTATATTTACAAGTTAATAAGTGAAAAAACTATAGCAGAACAAATAGGTCCAGATGATATTGTAGAAGATGAAGCTGACTTTGATAGAGAGAGTGTAACATGGGCAGAGCTAAAACCACATGTAATGCTAGTTTATAAAAAGATACTTACAGACATACAAAACGCTAGGAAAGAAATTGACGATGCAAAGGCAAGAGGAGATCAAGAAGGTGATGGCGGCGATATTGATATGATAGTGCCATATGTACGAGATCTTAAAGCTATGGCAGGGTATCCAAAAAACATTCTTCAAAATCCAAACATGGATATAGAAACTATTGTAGACCATATGATGCCATCAGGACTTGATACATCAGTAAGAGAAGATCTAATGGGAAGATTTAAAACTGTTATAGGATACAAAGATCCACAACTGGCAAAAAGACTATTCATGGATCCAGAACTAGATTTTTATGCGCAAGGCCGGTCTAGAGCCGATGCACTAGATGGTATAAAAGATAGTATAGATAATACAATTGAAAATACCTTTGAAGAATTAATGGGTCAATTCGCAGAAAATGGTATAAGCGAAGGTTATATGCAAGGGTACAAAAATTACCATTGTAAAGATTGTGGATGTCAAATGCATAACTGCAAGCCAGATTGTGATTGCTCACATGATTCACATGATGAAACAGGCTCATGGTGGAGAGATAAAAACGGAAACGGTGTTCCAGACATAATGGAAACCGACAGTGATACAGATGAAGGCAATGCGTATGGAGATACAATCCGTAAGGCAAAAATGAATGGCGCTAAAAAAGGCGACAAAGTGATGGGTCCTGATGGTAAGGAGATTACAATCGAAAACGTAACAGACTATGTGCTATCAATGTATGATCGTGAGACAGGACAGTTTCCAAAAGGAGAAACAGCAGTATTAACAGCAGTTGAAAAAGACTTCGGTGAACAGTATATTGATCCTGCAAAACAATTTATTGAAATGATCAATGCAAAGTTTGAAGAAATTAACGGATACAAAGATCCAGACCTAATGGATGACACCTCAGAACTAGACGATATTCGAAGAATGGCAGGAATATAAAAATAATTTCAAGAATTTAGCAGAAAGTGGTTGACTTATGCTAAATAATTGTGTATAGTACTTAATATGTGCTGTACATTTAGGCACAATGCAATAGGCAATATATAAGGAGGCAAAACTATGGCATCATTAGCTGAAATAAGAGCAAAGCTCAAAGAGCAAGAATCAAGATCAGGCGGAAACACATCTAGTCCTGGTGACAACGCAATTTACCCATTTTGGAATATCAAAGAAGGCGAGAGTGCAACTCTACGGTTCCTTCCTGATGGAGATGAGTCAAATACTTTCTTTTGGAAAGAACGTTTGATGATCAAACTTCCATTTGCAGGAATCAAAGGTGAAACTGACTCACGTCCTGTACAGGTACAAATTCCATGTATGGAAATGTACGGCGAAACATGTAACATTCTTAACGAAGTGCGTGGTTGGTTTAAAGACCCAAGTTTAGAAGACATGGGTCGTAAGTATTGGAAAAAGCGTTCATATGTGTTTCAAGGATTTGTAACTGACAATCCTCTATCAGAAGATAGAACTCCTGAGAATCCAATTAGAAGATTTATTATTGGTCCGCAGATCTTTCAAATCATCAAACAAGCACTTATGGATCCAGACATGGAAGAATTACCAACAGATTACACTGCTGGTGTAGACTTCCGTCTTAATAAAACAAGCAAAGGCGGATATGCAGACTATTCAACATCCAATTGGGCACGTAGAGATCGTCCACTAAATGATGCTGAAATGAAAGCAATTGAAACTAATGGCTTGTTTAACATGAGTGACTTCCTTCCGAAAAAACCGGGTCAAGTTGAAGTAAAAGTTATGCAAGAAATGTTTGAAGCAAGTGTTGATGGAGAAGCATATGATGCTGATCGTTTTGGTCAATATTTCCGTCCGGCAGGTATGCAAGCTAGAACAGGTGATCCAAATACTCAGAAGCCTGTAGCCCCGATGACACCAGCAGAAGAAGATCGTAACGCAGGTGTAACTAGAACAGACGAAGGCAAAGTAGCGCCTACTACAGCAGAGCAAGAAACATCAAAGCCAACAGAAGGCAATGCACAAGATATTCTTGCAATGATTAGAAATCGTCAAAACAACGGGTAGCATTTTAAAAACACCTCTACTAACGAAATCGAGAACAGAGATTCATGGTTTACCTGTCAACGTTCCAAAAGTTAGTAGAGGTAAACAAAGGAGATAATATGGCTTTAAAATCGTTTGATCCGAGTAAATTTCGGACACAATTAACTAAATCGATCACAGGTATGAGTGCAGGATTTAATGATCCTACTGATTGGATCTCAACAGGTAATTATGCACTTAACTATCTTGTATCTGGAGACTTTCACAAAGGTGTTCCACTTGGCAAAGTAACTGTATTTGCAGGTGAATCAGGTGCAGGCAAATCGTACATCTGTGCAGGTAATATTGTAAAGGCAGCACAGGATCAAGGTATCTTTGTAGTTCTTATTGACTCAGAGAATGCCCTTGATGAAGCATGGCTACAAGCACTAGATGTTGATACAAGTGAAGATAAACTTCTTAAACTAAACATGTCAATGATTGATGATGTAGCAAAAACAATATCAACATTTATGGCAGATTACAAAGCAATGGCCGAGGAAGATCGTCCAAAAGTATTGTTTGTTATTGATAGTTTAGGTATGTTACTTACACCAACAGATGTTGACCAGTTTAACAAAGGTGATATGAAAGGTGATATGGGCCGTAAGCCTAAAGCATTAACGTCACTTGTTCGTAACACAGTTAACATGATTGGTTCGCACAATGTAGGACTAGTATGTACCAATCACACATATGCATCGCAGGATATGTTTGACCCAGATGATAAAATTTCAGGCGGTCAAGGTTTTATCTATGCATCTTCAATTGTTGTTGCAATGAAGAAGTTGAAACTAAAAGAAGATGAAGACGGCAACAAGATCAGCGAAGTACGTGGTATTAGAGCGGCTTGTAAAGTTATGAAAACTCGTTACGCAAAACCTTTTGAAGGTGTACAAGTTAAGATTCCATATGAAACAGGTATGAATCCTTACAGTGGACTTGTAGAACTTTTTGAAGCAAAAGGTATGATTCAGAAAGATGGAAATAGGTTAAAGTACATTGATTCCAAAGGTCAAGAACACAAAGAATACAGAAAAAACTGGCGTGGAGAAATGTTAGATCTTGTTATGTCTGATTTTATTCAAAAAGGTAGTGATGAGGTAAATACCGTCGAAGAAGAACTTATAGAGGAGCCTGTGAATGAATGAATCACAAATCGTTGAAACATGGACTTTGTTTAAAGAATATATCGACAAGAAAAATGTTGAAGTAGCCGCCGAAAGATTTATCGACTTGCTTGCAGATTACGGAGTAGACGATAAAACATTTAAAGATGCTATGGGCAGTGACGACAGTCTTGACGAAGCAATAGGTTACTATTTAGACATAAGTCCTGAAGCAGACGAGTTTGACGATTGGGAGGACTAATTGGGTTGGTATAGCGAAATTGCACGTGATATAAGTAAGATTCCAGATGCAATTAAATTTTACAATGACGAACTTGCTTCTGCTAAAAAAGAATGTACACTAGCAGGTAACGTAGAACGTGCAGCTTCGTCTATGCCAGGAATAGTCGAACAACGATTTAATCAGCTTCAAGAAATTGAAGCAATCCTAAATTATATGAATATAGAACTACGTAGATTACGTAGTTCTTATTTTAAGAAATACCTTGAAAACTATCAACGTGCATTATCAAGCAGAGATGTAGAAAAATATGTTGATGGTGAAGCAGACGTAGTTGATTACGAAAAGATTATCAACGAGTTCGCTCTTATGCGTAACAAATGGTTAGGTGTCTTAAAGGCACTTGATCAAAAACAATGGCAAATTACAAACATTGTCAAGTTAAGAGTTGCAGGTATGGAAGATGCAACACTTTAATATATTAATTTCATGTGATCAAAAATATTACGAAGATTGGGGATATAACTTATTAGTAAGTTTACGTTTTCATGTACCATGGATGAAACTACATTGTCACATAGTAAATCCTTTACATGCAGGTATGCGGGTTGAAGGAGTTGATTACACAACTGAAAAAAGAACGTTTGTTAACGAAAGAAATCGTATAGGCTATTTGCAATGTGCAAGATTTTTGAAAGTAGCAGAAAAATTTTCTGCTAAAGATTATGTCATGACACTAGATGCTGATACTATTTGTACTCGTAAATTTTCTCAACAAGAATTTAAACAAGCTTCTGAAAAAATTACTGTTTTACGACATTTGAAAGATAAAAGATGGTTAGCAGGTTTAGTAACATTTGGACAAGGAAACTTTAAACAAGAGTTTGCAAACAAACTTTTGGCCAAGCCGATTGAAGAGTTTGTACCATTTCATGATCAAGATGTATTGAAGGCGTTGAGTAATAGTTACAAATATCACGAACAAATTCCAAAATTATATTGGATGAGTATAGGAAAAAACGGTAATAAAAGTGTATTTTTAACTTTGAAAGGTAAGCAAAAAGAAAAAGATAAGTACTTAAATACATTTAAAAAATTTGTAAATGTCAATGCTTTGAAATAGGATAGTTAATGCTAGAAGAACATTTAGGCGGTCACAACGGCTTGACTCATTTAGATCCAGGTGCTTTGTCTTGGTTTAAGTCTCTAGGCTTTAAAAAGTTTTTAGATATAGGTTGTGGTCCAGGCGGCATGGTTGAGCTTGCTGAAAATATGGGGTTTGATTCTTACGGAATTGACGGCGATTATACTGTAAAAAGATATAAACAAGAAAAGTTTTTAATTCACGATTTTACTTCTGGTCCTGTAGACATAACACAAGTTTACGATATAGGATGGAGTGTAGAATTTGTTGAACATGTTCATGAGCAATATATTCCAAATTACATGCCTGCTATGCAACAATGTAAGCACATTGTAATGACTCATGCACTTGAAGGACAACCAGGTTATCATCATGTCAACTGTCAAAATCCTCCATACTGGATAAACAAGTTAAAATCATTTGGATTTACATACGACGATAAAAAAACAAAGAACCTACGTCAAGTAAGTAAGATGGGCAAAAAAAGAAAACATCGTTTTATAGAACGCACAGGATTATTCTTTACAAATGAAAAGTTCTGAACCGCTTATTGTAGCTATCAAAGAAGCCTATAGAAACCATCCGTTGTTGGGCGGACCAAACGTCAAATTAGTTCAATGGTCAGACAAGCAAGCGATTAATGAAGCAGATATTTTCTTACAAAGTAATATATTAGAACAGAAACGTCAAAAAAAATTAGGACACATATATGAATTTATACGCTACAGTGGCAAGCCCTATATATGTGCGGAATCTGCTGTTTTTAGAAAGAATTTGCCAAACTATCCTCATCCAGATGCTTATCATAGATTTAGTTGGTGGAGTTATTTTTATGACGAAGGAGAATACAATGCTGAAAATTGTCCACCTGATAGATGGCACAAAGTACAAGATCAGCAAAACATAGAAATAAAAAATTGGCGTCAACCAGGAGATGCAATACTACTAGTCTTACAACGTCCAGGAGATAGTAGTTTAAAAAACCTACTTGCTAAACATGGTACATATGATGCTTTTCTTTTGCATACTTTACAAGAAATCAGAAAACACTCAGATAGAAAAATCATTATAAGATTACACCCTGCAAGACAGGATAGGCAATTAGAAATTATTGAAAGATGTAAATTAAAAAACTTTGAGTTGAGTAAAAATAATAAAGGTGCAGGTTTGTTAAATGGTGGCATAGGATTGTATGAAGACTTTGAAAGAGCTTGGGCTGTAGTAGGATTTAATACAAATGCTTTAACAGAAAGTGCTTGCGAAGGACTGCCTACATTTAGTTTGTGTGCAAGTTCTATGGCATGGCCTGTAAGTAATAAATCATTAGATAGTTTAGAAAAACCACATGTATTTGATAGACAACAATGGCTTAACAATATGGCGTACTGTCAGTGGCGCACAGATGAAATAGAACAAGGGTTGCCTTGGCAACACTTAAAAAGTTTATATCCAAATAAATTAGTCAATCCTTATCCCCAATAAATTATGCTTTTATAAATATCTACATGGATATCGTTCTAGTTACTGGTGGGTTTGATCCTCTTCATTCTGGCCATATAGATTATTTTAGAGAAGCAAAAAAATTAGGAAATCAACTACATGTTGGTTTGAATTCTGATGAATGGCTTACAAATAAAAAGGGTAGACCATTTATGCCTTTTTCAGAACGTGCTGCCTTAATTGAAAACTTATCTATAGTAGATAAGGTTATTAGCTTCGATGATAGCGACGGCACTGCTTGTGGAGCAATTTTTAAAACACTATCAACACACAGCTCAGGTACAAAAGTAATATTTGCCAACGGTGGAGATAGAACCGATACTACTACTCCAGAATATAAAACTTACGGCGAGACATCCTGGGTGGATTTTAGATTTGGGGTGGGCGGAAGCCATAAGAAAAATAGCAGTAGTTGGATTTTAGATGAATGGAAGGCACCTAAAACAGAAAGATCTTGGGGTTATTATAGGGTGATACATGAATATGATAAACATACAAAAGTAAAAGAATTAGCTGTTCCACCTGGTAAAAAACTATCAATGCAGAGGCATCAAAAAAGAAGTGAACATTGGTTTGTTGCAGAGGGAGAAGCAACAGTTTATACTCTAAATGTTGCTACTGATATTGCATTGCATGGTATATATAAACAGCATGAATCGTTGCATATCCCTCAAGGTATGTGGCATCAATTAGCAAATGAATCAACTGAATCTCTAAAACTTGTAGAAATACAATATGGTTTAGAGTGTGTGGAGGAAGACATTGAACGTAGATAACACAACTATGAAAGTATTTGTTGGCTGGGATAGCCGAGAAGATATTGCATTTCAAACTTGTAAACAAAGTATTCTTAATGCTGCAAAGTATCCGAATCAAATAGAAGTAATTCCTATCAAACAAGACGAGTTACGGAAAAAAGGAATATATACTAGACCAGAAGATAAACTTGCTTCAACAGAATTTACATTTACTAGATTTTTAGTACCAGAATTATGCGATCATAAAGGCTGGGCTGTTTTCGTAGATTGCGATTTTATTTTTAGAGAAGATGTAAGAGGTTTATTTGAACGTGTAGATGACAAGTATGCTGTAATGGTTGTGCAACATGATTACACTCCAAAAACTGAAACAAAAATGGACGGCAAAGCACAGCATCAGTATCCAAGAAAAAATTGGAGCAGTATGATACTTTGGAATTGCGGACATGAGGCTAATAAAAAACTTACTGCTAAAATGGTAAATGACGAAAGTAAAACTGGCGCTTATTTTCATCGCTTCTCATGGTTGCATGATAAACACATAGGGAGAATTCCTCCTATATGGAATTGGTTAGTAGGATATTACAAAGAACCAGATGACGGTACTCCTTGTGCAATACACTACACAGACGGCGGTCCTTGGTTTAAAAAATATGCAAGGTGCGAGTATTCTGGTGATTGGTATATAGCCGAAAAAAGTTATTTAAAAAATAAAGAAGTAAACAGTAAACATAAACTTACTCCTAAAGTTTGGGAGGTAAATGATGAAAAGAAAGATATTTTAAAATCAGTATTGAACTATATGGTTGATCCGGAAAGTAAATACTATGAAAATAATACATGGGAAACAATTACAGAAAGAGTAAAAAATCATATGGGTAAAGTAGTTGCAATTGACACTAGTGAAGTAAATTTTGCTGCAAAGGGATTAAGATATGATCCAATACTTGAAAACTTTGTAGCCGGTAGTAACGGCATTATTTCATCCTATGCAGATCATTTGAATGACGATAGTGCATTAGTTATAAGAGGCGTTGGCGGAGGAAGCCGTAAAGCAATTCAAAAATGCTGGGATCAAAATAGAGATTTCTATGTTATTGATACCGGATATTTTGGTAATTTTAAAAACAAATGGTTGCATCGTGTAACAAAAAACAATTTACAATATATCGGTCCAATACTAGAAAGACCAATGGATCGTGCAAAGCGACATGGTTATAGATATAAGAAGTTTACAACTGGACGTAAGATATTAGTTTGTCCTCCAAGCGATAAAGTGATGAGACTATACGGCCAGCCCTTACCCGATGCTTGGGTAGAACAAACAGTGCAAAAGATAAAAAAGTATACAGATCGTCCTATAGAAATAAGATTGAAACCTACACGCACCGAAAGAGTGTCAGATAAGACAATTCAAGCGGCTCTAAACGACGATGTGCATTGTTTAGTGACTTACAACAGTATTGCGGCTGTCGAAGCATTAATGGAAGGCAAACCTGCTGTAGTCCTAGGAACTAACGCCGCTTCAGCTGTTGCTGAAACTGATTTAGCAAATATTGAATCACCAAATATGCCTGACAGAGATATAATGGAATCATTCTTTGCACATCTTGGTTATTGTCAATTCGACGTACACGAATTAAGATCTGGTTATGCATGGGGAATGGTTAATGAAATCAGTAGTGAGTTATCTCGCAGGAATACCAAGTAAAAACAAAAGTCCTGAAAAACCTGCCATCCTAACAAATTTTGTCCAAGGCGTCAATAAGTTAGGTGACAAAGGAATAGTTACACCTGGTATTGACTTAATTAAATGCGATCTTGCTGTTTTACAAGGATTTGTTCACGCAAATAGTAAGAATACTCCACATCTACAACTCCGGCAAAATGTAATTGATTTTCAAAAAAAGAACGGCAATAAAACATTAATTGCAGATAGTAATTTGTTTTTATTTGCTACAAGTAACAACAAACCAGGAAATTATTTACGTTACAGTTTTGATGGTGTATTTAGAAAAACTGGATTTTATTTTGACGAGGTTATAGATCCGCAAAGATGGCAATCTATTAAGACAAGTCTTGGAATAGATCTTAAACCATATAGAAAAAACGGTAATCATATTTTAATTTGTTTACAACGTAACGGCGGCTGGAGTATGAAAAACGTAGATGTGATGCAATGGTGTCATGTCACAATTTCAGAAATAAGAAAGTATACTGATAGACATATTGTTGTACGAGGTCATCCAGGCGATGGAAAGACAGGACAATATCTTAAATTACGTTATCCAAATGTGACTATTAGTAACGATAAATCAAGAACAATCATACATGACTTACAAAATGCATGGGCTACAGTAACCTACAATTCAAGCCCCGGGGCAGTGAGTTTAATCAACGGAGTGCCTGTTTTTCAATTAGATTCTGATAAAGAGTGTAGTATGTATAGTGAATGTGCAAACTTTCAATTACATAATATTGAAAATCCAAAATTAATCGATAGGCAAAAATGGTTAGAACGTATTAGTATGTGTCATTGGAGTTTTGATGAATTACAAAATGGACAGGCTTGGTCGTTTATGCGCAACTATGTGTAAAATTATTTTTTCCAGTAACTTTCGTTTCGATTGACCATTATATCACTTGTTCTACTACGACCTTCTTGTTTTCTTACACCCTTCATATGATCCATCCATTTACCTAATGGACCGTTGATGAGAGGATGTCCTCCTCCACCAGATTTTGCCTCGCGTAAATACATTTCTGCACTGTAGTCATGTACATTATTATCAATAGGTTTAAGTTGATTCAATATATGACCAAAGACGAAACTGTCGTGCCATTCTACTAATTCAAAAATGCCATTGTTTGCATCTTCATAAAATCTTTCGAATTCAGCAAGAAACTGTTTGCACATAGGATGTTTAAGATTCATGCCATAAAATCCACACTCTGGCCATGTCTGTGATCCTTTACCTCTACCTACATAAGTTAACCAGGCACTGTCTGGTAACTGTTCCTTAAACTGCTCATAACTCCAATCGGTATGTATATAACTATCTGCATCCATCCATACACACCAATCTTTGCTACGTTCACATGCATCAAACACTGCATAAGTTTTGTTTGCAAATCTTACTGCGTCCCACTTAAATGTTTTTTGCCAGTCCTTACGCCCATTACGAGCTGGATGATTAGATATATCTCCGTTAGCATGAGGTGTGTTTGCCCATCGTGATTTGAATCCATTTAGTTTAGGTAATGCTTCAAATGCATCAAAGACATTAATATTTTCACACATAGGATCAATAATAGGATTACAACCTTCAGCATATACTAGTAATTTTATACGCTTGTCTACCCTTTGTGCAAAAGAATCTAAAAAGCGTTGACCATATTGTTCTAATCCTGGTTGGTGGAATGTTGTAACCACAGTTATGTCTGACATTGTTCTTCCTTTGTAAATATACTACAAGGTATTTAATCATGAAATTTAACTTATGGAG